CTCTTCATTCTCAAAAGCTCTAAGTCTAAATGGTAGTAATTCAAGTTTGCTCTTTTTTTCATACTCGTATGTTCTTCCATCTTCCATTGTAATTGTTAACTTATACCACATGTTTTGTCCTCCGTTTTGTTTTTGTCTTGTTCTCTTTAACTATCTTTATTATACTATTCTAGTGCTATTATGTCAAGTGTTTTTTTACTTTTTTTAAAAAAAATAAAAAGAAGGGCTTTCGCCCCTCCCTTTATTCCAACTTAGTGACTACAAATTCCAGCTCGTTCAAATTTGACGTTGGAGTTTCTGTCAAAGTGATATAAGCATCTTCACCGGTTCCACTCACGCTGTATTCGTCCTCAGTCAACCATAAACCGTTTTTGTAAACGCTCAAAATATCATTTAATCCGTCAAATTTATTGATTCCGATACCATATGAACTTGTACCTTTTACAGTGGTTGTCCTGTTTCTATATTCTTTCAGTTTTTTCGCTGAAATAACGGAACTCCATCCACTGATTGACGTGTTCGACCTTTCGTCCGTGATATTATCGCTATTGATTACGGTAGCCCCTGCACTGACGTAGATATAAGCAAGGCACAATTCTTTCAGTGTTGCAGAATTCTCGATTGCTGGATAAGAAGGGCTCGCCCCTTCTGTGCCTTTCTTGATGTAAACGCTTCCGGTCCTGGTTGTTAAATTGACCCCGATAACAACAGCATCATATCTCGCAAGCGTTCCGCCTCCTTCGATATCAAGAGTCAGGCTTCCAACGTTCTCCACGTATCGTCCTTTGCAGTAAGCCTTGCCATCTAAAACTGTAACGGTTAACCCTGTACCGTCAACCGTTACTTCAAAGGCTGAGCCATAGTCCTTCACGATACCGTCACTCATAACCCCATTGAAAAAATAATTCAGATCATCAGCCGAATAAACTCTGTCTCCGTTTACCGAATTAAAAAATCCGCTATAAATGCTCATTTCTTTTCCCTCCTTATGATTCTGTTTCAAATGTTGGAATGATTGAATATCCGTTTTCATCCCAGCTTTCTATAACTTCTGTAATTCTGCAAGCGTTTTGATTTCCGAAAAAGTCGATTGTTTCAACAATATCCCCAAGGGAATAATCAACGCCAAAAATGAACGTGACTTCCGGCAGGATTTCTCCCTCGTAATTCAATTCGATTTTTGATTCTGCCAAGGCAGCAGCACCCTTTTCTTGAAGTAGTGCCAGATATTCATCGTCTGTGAGCGTTCCTTCGCTTGTTGTGCTTGAAATGTCTCTGGCATCCACGAAAACTTCGATTCTGTCAATTCCGCTTGCTGTTCCGACTTCTGCCTTTTTTCTCGCTGATCCTTCTCCTTCGCCTGCAACAAGTGCAATGTTTTTGAATTTTTCAGAATTTTCTGAGCTGTTAGCTGTCAAAAAATTATCATATTCAGGCGAAAAAATAACGTAAGAATTTTGGTCTTGGTTGAAGCTCCTATCAATTCCACGATAGATTGAAAAGCCTAGTCCAGAACCGTCAAAGGAAACGTCAAAACCTAGGTCAAAAGTCGCTAACAATTCAATGATTGCTGTCAATAGGTTATCGCCCGTATACTGCTTTGTCACGCTTTCTGTTCCTTCTGAGGTATCTAGCACACTGAAAAAATCCATCTTCCTGTTTTCATCACTTGGATTTATTAAATTTTCAGATAAAAGCTGAGAAACACAATCTCCGACTGTACCGTTTAGCGTTGTTTGATTCCAAACAATCCGTTGTGAAATCAAATGTTCTGCCCCTGCACCTACTGCCTTTATAAAATTACCGGTTTCAGCATCCGATTCAACAGTAACTGAAGTTATCACCATTAAATTATCGTCTAGATCTTCACGCATCAAAAACCGTCCGATTTTTAGTAAATTCAAGGCTTCTTCATCCGCTGGAAGATACAATTCGCAGTCGCCTTCGTTGCAGTACCTTCTGGTCCATATAATCGAACTACAAAAATCAATTACACCGATTTTTTCAAAACTCCTATTTAATACATAAATGTCCATTTACACCCCTCCGAACAGATTTTCTCTGCTTGTGCTCAATACCATATTTTCTGGGCCTGTATCCGAACCATAAACAATTGAATTATCACCGATTGCCAGCGTCAGCCATTTGCTTCCGTTTGCAAGCTTATTCAAAACGTTAGTTGTTTGACCGTTCGAATATAGCCGAATATACTTTGTTTTCCTTGCTGTGTTAACTTTCAGAACGTCACCTCGATTCAAAGTCAAATTGAACGTCATTTTTTCGCCCGTTGTTATATTTTGCACATAAGGATTCACAGCCGGACTTGTGGCTTCGATTGTAAATTCTAAGCCACTTACAACCGTTCCAAGGTTTGAAATTCGGTTCTCGGTGGTTTCTACTAGCTCACTAACTGCGATTCCTTCTGCTGCCATTGAAAAAGGAAATTCAAAAAGTCCGATATGATTCATGAAAGTTTGCTCATCTTTTTCCTGGCTATGCCAATAAGGATCAAAACACAAGATTGACGTTTGCACCATGATTTTTGAGCCTTCAAATTTATCGTATTCAAAAGTCTCAACTCGTCCTTCTGCATACAGGTTCTTTTCGTTGGTGCTGTAATAGACTTTGATGTACCGCTTCGGCGAAATAACTCGATTCAGGGTTTCCAAATTTCCTTCCACATCTCCATTGATTGCCATTGTAAGCACGATATTCCGGTTGTCTAATCTGCTCGTATTGAACCGACTTCCGTCAATGTTCGGAATCGCACTCGTTGAAATGACCGCCGGTGGAGGATTCAATCCAGTTAACGACGTAACTTGCCACCGGTTCTCGTTTCCAGTGGCTTTGATTTTTACGCCATATTCATTCTCGATATAGATTTCCAAATTTTACACCCCCTTTATAAATGCAAGCTGATTCTTGGTCTGTCTGTATATCTCAAGCCTGCTCAATGCCTTCGGACTGTTGTTTGTCTGATTGAAGGTATAATTTGTCACGTTTTGTCCTCCAGTTGTCATGCCATCTTTTGCAAGTGAATTTTTCAATTCTTTTGCGGTTTTTGAAATCCACAACTTGTTTTTATCAAGCGGAACAACCGCCTCAGCTCCATTTCCTTCAAGAAGTCCGACTTGTCCTTTTTTCAGAACTCCACCGCTTTCAAGCTCAGGAATCTGCGGAATTGATAACTCGTCTATCATGTCCTTGAATGGCTGAATTCCTGCAATCTTAACTTTTTTGATTTTTTTCAAAATCTTGTTTATAGCCTTAAAAGGAATTGAAATAACTTTATTGATTCCTCGTATAATGGCATTTACAACCGATTTGAACGCTTCAACGATTCCATCCTTTACACCTTCAAAGACTTTTCCTCCTGTTGAGAAAACATTTTTGACCGCTGTCCATGCCGCTGAAAACTTATCCTTGAACCATGTTGCAATTCCTCCGAATACCTCTTTGACTCCGTTCCATGCATTTAAAGCTCCGGTTTTTAGATTGCTCCAGATTCCGGAAAAAGCAGTTTTCACAGGTGTCACAACATTATCGGTAAACCAAGTTTTCACGCCTGTGAATATAGCCTTGATGCCTGTCCAAGCACTTGAAGCAAGGTTTTTGATTGAGTTGAAAAGACTGCTAAACGCCTTTTTGACTGGCAAAATAACGTTCTTTTTCACCCATTCAAACACAAGCCCTAAGACCGCTTGAATCAGTGCCCACGTTCCACGAATTAAGCCTAAAATGTTATTGACTGATTGTGTGATAAAGGTGAACAAAGGCGTCAACGCTGTGCTTACAGGAGTTACAACGTTATCCGTGAACCATTGTCCGATTGCTGAGAATAGTCCTTTGATTCCTTCCCATAAGCCATTGATAAAGTTTCGGAATCCTTCGCACTTCTGATATAAAAGATTGAAAAGCCCTGCGAACGGATTGATTAAAATTAAAAGAATGCTTTGCCAATTGTTCTTGATCCAATCAATCACACCGGTGAAAAAGCCTTTGATTCCTTCAATAACTGTTCCGACTGTCGTTTTGATTCCTTCCCACAAGCCAATCCAAAAATTTCGAAAAGCTTCTGATTTCTTCCAAAGGGTAACGAATGCCACAACTAGTCCAGCAATTGCAGCAATTATGAGTCCAATCGGATTCGCTGCCATGACTGTGTTCAATAACGCTTGTGCTGCGGTCATTCCTTGTGTTGCTATCATCCAACCCTTAACCGCTTTCACAATTCCCATTATAATTGAAACCGCTTTAAAAGCCACAAATGCAGTCGCAATTCCTGCAACCCCTGCTTCGATTTCCGGCAAATTATCAATGATTTTTCCGATTCCTTTTGTAACCGCTGGCAGAACCTTGGCAGTTAAATCGTTCAAAAATGACTTGATTTGTGGGGCGTACTTTTGCATAAGTTCGTTTGTCGCTTCTCCGAACTCCGTTTTTAGATTCTGAATAGCAAGTTGAAATTCATCAGGTGCGTCAAGAGTATTTGCAAAGGTTGTTTCCACGTTTCCACCGAAATCAGAAACCTCGTTGCTTAAATTTGAAAAATCTAACGCTCCATCTTTTAAGGCTTTAAACATAACGTCACCGGAACGTCCGAAAACCTCATAGGACTTTTGAAGTCCTTGTGTTGCATCAGAATTCCCCTGGATTTCTGTTTGTAAGCTCGAAAGCATTTCATCAAGCGGAACGCCCTGCTTTGATGCTTCTTTCAGTGCCTTTTTTAGTCCAGCCATGACCGCACTTGCATCAACTCCGCTTGTCTCCATTTGCCCCATGAGCATGGCTGATTGACTGGCATTTAAGCCCAACTCCTGAAATGCTGTCGCATTCTGAACAAGTCCAGTCGCCAAGGTTTCAACGTTTGCCCCTGTCTTTTGACCGACTGCGTTCAGGGTATCAAGAAGCCCTCCTGCATCTCCAGCAGATAAGCCAAAAGCCGTCAACGCCTTCTGCACGCTGTCAACTGAGGTTGCTACGTCTGTGTTATTCAGCTTTGAATACTTCAAAAACTTCGTTGAAAGACTCTCTAATTCCTTTCCGGTCAATCCGAAACGAGTGTTTACTTCACCAATAGCCGAACCGATTTCTGACGAATCTGCAACCACTGTTTTTGAAACGTTCTTATAGCTATCAATTAAACCGTTCGCTTCTTCTCCGGTTGCTCCTGTCGCTTTAATAATCGTGTCAGTACCATCATCAAAAGCACTCCATGCTTTTCCAGCTTCAAGTGCAAGATTTTTCAAGCCATTCAGGGCAGCAGTTATTCCGTTTGCAACAAGATTTCCAAGTGCAACATTTAACGCTGAAATACCGCCCTTTTGGGTATCATCTGCACTCTTTCCCGTATCCTCAAATGATTTGTCAAGGCTTTCGGCACTCTTGTCCGCTTCGCTTAATTTCTGCTTGTTTTCGCCAAGTTCAGTCGACAAGCTATTGATTTTTGTTGCTAATTCCTGTGCTTCCGCTGATGTGGTTCCCTGCTCCGTTGCAACGTTTTTATACTGATTTTTCAGCTCTGATAACTCTTGTTCCTGCTCGTTGATTTTCGCCTTTAGAGTATCATAAGCCCCAGCGGACTTTTTTTGCCCTGTTTCCAAGTTAACAAGTGCGGTCTTGTATTCTCCTAGGCTCTTTTCAGTCTTTGCGACTGCTGCCTGCTGATTTGCAATCTTGATTCTCATATTGTCTGCTTCTGCTGAATTTTCGCCATATTGTCCGACAATAAGTTCAAGTTGCTTTTCATAAGCGGTCAAGACTGCTTTTTGGCTATTCAAAACGGTGTCCGTTTGTTTGATTTTTGCTTGCAGTCCATCTGTCGACTTGCTCCAGTCATCCATTCCAGCACTTGCAGCCTTGAATTGTGCGTTCGCCAATTTAATCTGTCGATTCGCTTCGGTGATTCCTGCTTTTAGTTCTGAGATGTCGACTTTAAATTTCGTTGTTGTAGTATTATCGTTTGCCATTTTTTGCCCTCCTTTCTAAAACCAATCATCGCCTGCCGGCTTCTTTATTTTTCTTTTCTTCTTTCCACTTTCGTTTTTCTTGCTATACCGATTATATTTGACGATTAAGTCGTAAACCTCTCTCGCCTTTTCTTTCCTCAGTGACAAAGGTGTCATTGACGTGAACCGTTCACAAAGGTTCATTTCCATCTCGAAAAGTAATTCCGGAACGGGCGTATCATCTTCAATAATAACGCCCGCTTCTAGTTTTTTGTTTGTAAGTTTGTCAATAATTCTGCGGTCGCTGTTGCTAACTGAATAAAGACTGTCACAAGTTCAGAAATCTTTGTTCGGTTTAATTCCTCACTTGTTACCTCAGGAAATACGTCCATCAATAAAGGCTTGATTTGTCCGTATGATTTTAAAACCATAACCGCAACCGCCTTCTGATCATTCAGCTTATCAACGTCAATCACGCTCAAAATGTCGTCAATTGTTCCAAGCATAAGGTCGTAACCCTCTGCAATGTAAGTCTTTTCGATTTCCTTTTTGTTATCTGCCTTATAAATATTTAACTTGATTGTTGCCATGTTTTTTCCTCCGATTTTTATTTTTTTAAAAAAAACGGTGGTGACGTCCTGCCACCACCAAATTTTTGTTTATCCGTTCTTTTTTTTAATTTAGCCCTGAGCCTCAACGGTCACAGTGCATGTGTCGCTATAATCTCCACAAGTTGCGGTGATTGTTGCGGTACCAACTGCTACACCTGTAACAACTCCATCTGCAACGGTTGCAACGGTGTCATCACTTGAAGCCCATGTAATTGTTCCGGTTGCTCCGGCTGGAGTAAGTGTTGCGTATGCGGTTGCTTCTGCTCCAACCTCAACAGTGATTGAAGAAGGTACGACACCGATTCCGGTAACAGTTGTACTTGATGCCTGAATTGTATCAGGGGTTTGGGTTGAATTAAAGAATGTCGAAACATCTGCTAATGCGTAACGAGTATCAACGACAATTCCCTTTGCTGATGCCTTCTCCCACGCTCCGTTTACATACTTTCCTTTGTTGAATTCATACTCGGTATAAATTCCGGTGTACTCGATTTCGGTGTTCGTTGTGTCGGTTCCATCATTCTCGGTCTGATTATCATCCTCAGGAATGTTGAAGGTTCCCTTTAATCTAGAAACATAACGATACTTGCCATCTGTTCCCTTTGTTCGATACATTAAAGCCCAGTAATCATTGACACGCTCAGAATCAACCATCATTCCGGTTGTTTCATCAAATGATTTTCCAATGATTCGAGCTAACTTATCAAGGACAGGTGGTGCCATGGTGATTGTGATTGTATCGGCACTTTCGCTTGATACTACAATCATTGCCTTGTTGTCATAGTAGTGTGCTTCGCTTGAACTTTCGGTTGCCTTTGCAACTTCTGCAACTGGCGAAAGATAAATAGGTGTTTCGGTTTCATATCCGTTTTTGTCATCCTTAGTTACTCGTGCAACATAAAGATTATCGACACCACGGAATTCAAATACACCCTGTTCGCTTGTAAATGCCATTTCTTTTGTTCCTCCTTTTTTAGATTTCTTCTTCGGTGTTTAAAAAGGTCATTTCCATGCCTCGCCCGATATGAGTGATCACGTCACTTTGAACGTCATGCCCTCGGTCAATGCATGTCCATCCGTTGTTTTTTAATAGAATTCTAGCCTGTTTTAAATAGTTGTATACGTTCTCAGGACTTGTTGAGTAAACGTTAACATAAAAATCATAAACAACAGAAAAAGTTCCGTTGTCATAGGCGGTCTGTTCGATTTCAGAAATGCACCAAAATGTAAAAAAGGTATCTGGATATTCTTCTTCCGGTGCTAAACTTCCTTGTCTGATTACTGGAAAACCGAACGTCTGCAATAATTCAATTAAATTATCTTCCATTTGCTCAACCTCCCATCAATCTATTGATTTCCTTTGCTAGAATTGCTTCTTGCTTTTCTCCGATTTTTTTATGAATCGAACGTCCATAAACATCGTTATAAAGCTTTTTATCGGCAGTGATACCGCCATTCATCCTCGCTCCTGCTCTCTTCGGTGTTCCGTATTGATTTTTTGGAACGTGCTTTGCGGTACCATACATAAGAAAGATTGAAGGCAGACCGCCTTTATTTATCTCAAATCCGACTTTAACGCCTGCCTTTAGTCCTTCCCATTCGACTTTTTTATCTGTGCTGATTGACTTCACCACTCGTTTTGAGTGATGTTTTGCCATGTCGGCTTGTAAGTTGGGGTTTATTTCGGCTGGAATAAATTCAAGGCATTTTTCGGTTATCCCTTTTAGATTTCCGCCTAACTTTTTATACCTTTCAAGTACCTCGTTAAAACCGGCAAATTCTAGCCCGAATTTTTTCCTTGCCATTTTATGCCCCTCCTTCGACCGCTTGAACTTTGAATTTCAAGAATTGGTGCCTGCGATTGATGTCCTCAGGTTTTCCAATGATTTCATACAGACTTTCTGTTTCTAAGTCCTTAATTCTGCAATCCGCTTTCAGATCAGGGCGATACCACGTCTCGACTGTTGCGGTATCAAGAACCGAATACACTCCGTCTTTTGTAACCTCTGTTCCTCCGTATGTTTTCCAAGAACAGAAAATTTGAATACCTTCTTCCTCGTTGTATACCTTTTTTGTCACTCCCTTAGATGTCGTTTTTGTCGGTATCAGCAAAAGGACCGGCACTGTGTACGGAATGGAAGGCTTAAAATCTGCCATTGTTCGCCCTCCTTTATAAGTAACTCAATTGAGTTGCTCTTTGCAAGAAATAATCGCTTAATTTGCCATTTCCTGCACCGTAGTTCCATAAGTCTGAAACCCCACGAGCAACAAGTCCGGCTGTTATTTTTGAATTGTCAATTCCTGCACCAAGTAGAAAAGATTTTACTTCAGCAATATATACCGAAAGTGTTTCATCTTGATATTCGCCAAGGATTCCAAGGGCGGACTTCACTGACGCAAGTAACTCCTCATCTGTCATATTGCCGAACCTCCTTTCTATAAACCAACCTTTGAAACGGTGATTTCTCCATCTGCTAAAACTGCCAAGTAAAGAGTGTTTCCATCTGCATCAACATCAACACTTGCACTTGCCATGGTTGCACTTGCTCCGCCTACTGTAAAGCCTTCAAAATCGTAAGCTGGCACAAAGTAAACAGATGCACTTGTTACGGTGCTTGCGATATCAAGGCTCTTAACTGGCTCGTCTGCTAAAACATAGTCAGTTGTTAAAGCTGATGAAATCTTAAAAGTACCGGTTGCAGTTGCGTCTAACTTAGCAACGTTAACGTTTGCAGCCTTTAAAATGACACCATAAAGACTGAGTAAATCAGTTTTTGTAACTGAAACGATTCTATCCTCGTTGATCATTTATTGTTCCTCCTTTTTTAAAGTGTTGTGAAATTAGCATAAACTGGGTTTTTGTCTGTCGATACTGGTGAGCTGACAGTGACAGAAATAGTTGTTGTTGCACCACCCGACAACGTGAAATATCCGACTTCCGTTCCAGCCTGATACAATGGAATCCTAGGACTAACTCCTGACACATACATTAAGTTAGCGGGAACGTTAAAACCAAGCGATGCAGACGTGCTTGTGATTGTTCCTCCTCGTGTGTAGATTTCTATTGTTGATACGTTTCCATAAGTTTTAACGGTTCCTGTAAGTCCGGCTTTGGTAAATGATTTAGTTGTTGAGTCAGGTGCGTTTGCTGCTTCCCACTTACCACCAACAACGGCTAAAACCTTGCCATTGTCGTTTGGATATACTACAGGAAGTTCGCTTGCTGCCTTTGCCCACTTACCACCAACAACGGTTAACACATCACCGTTGTCGCTTGCAGATACTCCGGGAAGCTCGATTGTTGAGCCTGCAACTTCTGAAATCTCTTCTAACACTTCAGGGATTGTCTGAAGTGTTGAGATTTCGTCTGCATCTCCTCCAAGTGCTTCATATAGGTCAAATAAAGCTTCGATTGTTGTCATAAAATCGCCCTCCTTATTAGCCTTTGATGATCTTATAGAATCCTGTAGGGTTGAGAACCTTTCCGTCTACTACTACAAGGGCTTTGTCAACCCACTCGTTTGTTTCATCATCAAAATATCTTCTCATGGTAAATGCGAAATTCTCGTTGATTGCATACTCTAAAGGCTGCCAGAATAAGCCGATAACGTCTCCAGCGTTTGCCGAATCAAAGTCTGCAATGATATCAGGCTCAACAAGTGAAATTTCACGTCCAAAGAATCTTCCGTTTGGATTGGTTGCATCTCCATCGTTCACTTCAAGACCTGTTGCCTGTCTGAAGATTGGATTTCCGTTTGCATCCTGCATTGTTTCAAGGTAAGCGTCAACGGTTGAACTTGCGAACACGAAATCTCCTGCTCTATAGCCGAGTGGAAGCTTTGCAAAGAAGTTCTTACGCCACTTTGTCCAGTTTGAAATGTCGGCAGCAGTCATTGTGATTGTATTTGTGACTCTTGGGTCATTTAATACACCTAAAGGCTGTCCGTCTCCCGAACCATTCATGATGGCATAGTCCATTGCTTCAAGATAAGCAACTGCAATGACCTCTGTCATGGTTGATTCGAAAGCCGAAAGTGTGAGTAACTGGCTTAAGAAGGTCTGCGAAATTCTAATCTCTGCTACATGATAGCCGAAAGAAACTTTTCCAAGGTTGTCTACCTTCTGACGTGGTGAAACGGTGGTCTCTGAAATCCACTTGAAAGAAGCCTTTAATGCTCCGATAGGATATTCAACGCCACCCTTAACAGATACCTTGCGAACCTTTGCATAAAGATTTCCGTAACGCTTCTTAACAGTGTTGATGACTTCGTTCATGATGGTTAAAGGAATCATTACACCTGTTTCAGCTGTTGAGATGGTATCGCCACGAACCTCTGCAGGAATAGCAGTTCCTTCTGTAACATACTTCATGAAAGCATTTCTATACTCAACGCTCTCGAGTGGATTCTCTGTTCTTGTTTCTACAGTCTTGAAAGAACCTAAGTTGACAGCACCTCTTGTCTCTGCGTTCTCAGGTACTTTTGTTTCACGTGAAACATTTTCGTCTGCTCTCTCTTCCTCGATTGCTGAAAGCTCCGCTCTTGTCTCTTCGATTTCTGCATTCAAATCTTCAAGAATCTCGGTAAGACTTCTTACTTCGTTTGCATCCTCAGATGCCTTGCAACGCTGTGCAAGCGACTCTTTCTTTGAATTAAGTCTTGCAAGTCTTTTTTCTAAAATCTCTTTTCTCTTCATTTCTTTTTTTCCTTTCTTTAGATTTTAAAAATTTGACAAAAAATTGAATTTTGCCTTTTCTAGTTCCAATGCAGTCTCCACCGCTTTATCCCTCTTGTCTCTTGCGTTCTCCATCGCAAGTTTGGCATTCTCCAATGCCTGCTGACTACGGGCATCAATAGAAGTGCTGTCGTAGGCTGCAAACGTTACCGCTGAAACCTCGACAATCTTTCCTATGCTTTTAATATATCGAACAGGGTGGTCGGTGTCAAGTCCTTCCCATTCCTCGTCCTCAACAGTAAACATGAATGACATTTTATCAATGTCTCTACGCATGATGGCTGTATATAAATCCTTTGCTCTTGCACTTTCTTCAATGGCAAAATCTGCTTCGATTGCAAGTCCTTCCATGTCCGGCGAAAGTCTCATGGTTGAGTTCGGATTGTTCCGTCTACTTCTGGCATACACAAAAGAAGTATCATGATTTAAACAGAATCTAACATCTGTTAGGTCCGTACTGTCCAAAGCACCCTGAACAATGATTTCATCAAAAGGACCGATGTTTGTTCTCGAATTATATACAACAGGTCTGCCTGTGATTGTTCCTGTTGCTTTATCTTCGCTTTCTCTTGTTTCAAGTGATACCGTGTAAGTTCTTTGTTCGAATTCCTTCTTCTTCATTCCTTTTCCCTCCTAAATTTCTTCTTTTTCTTCATCTACAACAACAGTTTCTTCCTGTTCTTTTCCTACTTGATACTTGCTCGCATCATCTGCCGAAATCCAGTTCAATGACATGAAACGCTTTCCTTCCAGTTCAGGAAGCGGTGGAAGTCCTAAAGCCACACGCTTTTCATTCTCGTACATGGCTCCAGTCGGTGCAAGTATATTCACCATTTCTATGGTCTGCGAAACTGTCATGAATATGAGTTGCTTTGGATATAATTCAACGCAATTTCCGAAACTCTTTTCCCTGCTTGTAAAAAGCTTTTTGGAAAATGCCTGTGACATTGATACAATTAAAGGCTCTAAGGTTTTTTGATAGAATGCCTCGTACTGCTCTTTCGTGTAGTCTCCTGTTAGAATACATAAAGGAACGCCGAAATTCCTTAGAATCTTAGAATCAATAAATTCCAATGTATCTTTGTCGACTAGTTGCGTTACACGATTAAAAGGTATGAAATCCGCCTTCATGTCAAGTGGTAAAAATCCGCTCTGGTCGTTGTTTAACTTTTGCTCCAGTTCTGCAAGTGCCTTTTCTGTTTTTCCGTCATCCATAACAGAATTATATTTAACGACTCCGTTGACCGCATAACTTGCGTTCATGGCTTTGGCGATTCCCTTTAGTAAATTCTCGTTTAATTCAAGGGTTTTCAAAAGTCCTTTATGATCCGGAGTTCCTTGCTCATTTCCGCCCATGTACTGATTGACGGAATAATTGTATTTGATATGAATTACTTCACTATAAGGAATCGTTGTGGTGTAGCCATTCAAAAAATGAAAAGTCACGAAAAGCCTTCCCAAGCCATCTTCGATAAAATCAACCTCGGTCGGTTTTATTGGAGTCAAAGACTTGTAATATCTTCGCTCGGCTCCGGTCTTTGGGTCTGTCCATACTTCATAAGTCGGAATAATAAAAACGTTATAATTCAGCAGTAAAAGCCATGTTATCTTTTCCAAAAATTCACTTGTCGTCATGAGTTCGTTCGGCTCATTCAAAACATCCTGAACCGTACTATTTCTGACCGGAATTGGATCACTTCCGTTGTACCTGATATGCTTCGGATTCAGTTTTTTGACCTCGTCAACGATACACTTTAAAGCCTGCTGAACCACGTCTGAGGCATACACGTTCGTTCCAAACTGTGAGTAAATCGGCAAAAATCCGTCAAGACTCATTGCCATTTTTTTCTTTTTTGGTGGCTTTCTAAAAAGCTTGTCGAGCCATTCCATTCTATGCACCTCCATTTAATTTTTTCAAATCCGCCCTGTAACGCCTATACATTTCATACAATGAAATCAGCGTTACTGTTCCATCAATCTTGTTTTCATTTTTTGTCTTGACGCACAACGCTTGTCTTTGGTCGTTGATTTTTAAGCAGGAATTTTTGAAGCACCACTTGTCAACTTCGTTTTCATTGTAATAAATTAGTCTTGCTTTTAAATCTCTTTCGACAAGCCTTAAGGCATTGTTTAAGGTCTGGGCGTTCTGCAGCACCATTTCAACGTCTCCAAATTCCTTCGTCCATCCATACGTTTCCATGCCCTTCAGCCAGTCTCGTGCGAACCTTTGGTCGTATCCGCATTTGTACAGGTCAATTCCAAAATCTGTGTGCAAGTGAAAAAACCAATCTGCAACAACTGTCAAATCAAGGTCGTTACCCTCGCAAATCGTGATAAGTCCTTTGTCTGCCCATTCTTTGTACTTCGCTCCTGCATTGTGGTCGTCTGATTCCTCATCAAGCTTTGATTCAGGGATAAAATATTGCGTCAAAATATATTTGACATTTGAATCGCCTTTGACAATCAAAGCCTTGGCACAACACAAGTCCGTTGTTTCTGCTAAGTCAACGTGTCCCAGGCACTTGCAACCCCTTAGTTCTTCAACATTAAATTTGCAATCGTAGCTATAATCTTCCACATTCAGCCATGCTTCAACTGAATTTTGCTTGAAATTAAAATCCTTTGAAAGTACGAAAATTCTGTCCGCTTTTGACCTTCTGGCTATGTCGACTTGTTCGGCTAGATAATCATATCGTTTTATGGTTCCAAGTGTTGGATTGCTCTTGATCCAGCTTTTCGGATTTGTAAAAACTTCCTGCTCGCTGTCTTGTGTATAGAACCAAGGCAGAAACCTTTTTGCTGAAATTGAATCATCCTCACCCTTAATGATTGCACGTCCTTTTTTTAGTTCCTCGTCCAAAAATCCATCATCCACGAACCCTTCTGTCGTGATTATAATGAATTTCGGATTTTCCTTCAAGGACTGCGATTGCTCGATTGACTTTGCAATGACATTGTCCTTCATTTCGTGGGCTTCGTCTAGGATTGCCCAGTCAATGTTTCGTCCTTCTTTGTTTCTTGTTCTGTCGGATAACTTGAAAACCTTAGTGTTCGTTATTTTGTTCAGGATAAAACGCTGATTTCGTTTTGTGTCTAGATCCTCAGGATCATATAACTGTCTCATTGTGTCCATAGCATCATAAACGATTGACGCCTGAGCGTCATCATTCGAGCTGCAGACGATATCCGAGCCTTCATTTCCTGCTATAAATTCCGCATTTCCTAATGCAGAGCATAATTCACTTTTACAATTTTTCCGACTTATGAGAAGCAACGCACGTTTGAAGCGGTCAATGTCTTTTTCATTTTCCACCCAATCCCTCGCCATTTTGAACGAATACAAAGCTTCGATAAATGCTTTCTGCCAAATCATCAAAACCATAGGCTTGTTATAATAAGGACTTTTTGTCAGTCGGATACAATTTTCCATGAAATCCATACGAATCCGAGCCTTTTCTACATTGTAAAAATACTCGTCATCTTTCAAGTCCTCTTCCAAGTTTTCAAGTTCTGTGTAAAGCTCATTTCCGACTAAGATTTCACCTGCATCAATTCTGCCTTTATATTCAAGCAAAAAAGAGTTGTCCGGAGTCCAGATTGTCCGCTTTTTAATCAGCATCCTTATTCCCTCTTTCCTTCACCCAACGTCTTAATGGACTTTCCTCGTCACTTTCTGTTTCTCCTGTGATTCTGAAAAGTAATTTCAAAGAGTTGTTGTACTGCTGCAATAATTCTTTATAAAGTCTTGCACTCGCTGTCGGCTTCTGCTTTGTCTTGTCCTTTGGATGCACTTTCAAAAACGGTAGCTTTTTCAGTTCTCGCAGTTGTTCTTCAATGAACACAACCTCTTCAATCAACCGCTCCGCCTTATCCATGTTTTCTTGCCCAACGATTTTTTTTAATTGTTCCTCTCGTGTCATGGCTTGCTCCTTTTTTTAACTGAATACAACATTTTGACAAAGAATAGTTGTTGCGATTGTCATAGGCGTACTTGAAAATGTTATATCTTGATGCCCATCATTCTGAATCCTATAATCAATTTTTGCGTTTCCTTCTAAAGCTACAAATTCCGCTTTTAAGCTGATATTTACATCATCAGAAATGCTTCTTTCCATGTGTGAAAGCGTTTGGAAATAGGCATTTGGAAAACCACTTAAAGCCCTTCCAATCGTTTCACTACATGGAATGCCAATTATAACGGATTGTCCAACTGCTAAAGTTGTAACTCCTATTTCTGACATCATTTCTGCTGTCAATTCAATCTTGTTGTTAACTATTCTTAATTTATTCCCAAAGAAATTCTGTACAACTTGCCCTGTAGAAACTTCATATTCATGACCATATGGGTCTGTTAACGTGATAATGTCATTGTAAGCCTCAGTCTTGCTAAACATTTCAATTTTTTCTTTTGCATCATCAAAACCGTAATTCATTTTGCCCTCCTTTACTGAATCACAAAAGTGAACGTGTACGTTTCGCCTGCTCCGATTTCAACGGAATCAATTACTTCACGAGCCATCAAAAAATTCCTGCTTGTTTGGTTGGTTCCATCTAAATTATAGCTATCTGCATGTTCAATGAAATAACCGACTTCTGAAATAGTGACCGCCTCTGTTGTGCTATTGACGTAAGTTGCCACGATTGTTTTTGCTGAATTTCCTTCACTTAGATTATCGTTTGTGTAGTTTCCGGTTGCTGACGCCGAAACAAAAGTGAGTGACGTGTTTTCGGTTTCAAGACAATAATCGTCTGCAGTCGGCTCTGTCGTTCCTGTTCCTACTCTCAAACTATTATAAGCGTATGAGCCTGAAACAGTTGTGTTTACCCACGGTGCACCAACTTGCGTTGTTTTTCCTGGATATGCTCCACCAATGCAAACCGTTCCGTCTTCGCTCTTAAGCTTTATTGTTCTTGAATAATTTGAATTAGTGGTAAATGCCCCAAGCAGTGCTCTCAGATTTTTTGTGATCATGTTTAGTCCTCCTTTTCTAATCGTGACTCGTCATACCACCATTCAATCGGTCTCCCGGTAGAATCAACATTTTCAACCAAATATCTTGTTTCGCCTGTAATATATTCTGATTTTGCGGTAACCCTTCCACCATAACCGGTTACTTTATCTTTTACTCTGTCATTTAACTCCATGTTTAGTCCTCCTTTTCAACTGTTACGTTTGTTGTTAAAATGCTTGAAATAACCCCAGAACCGCCCATTTTCAACTCGACCCATGTTCCGTTGGTCTTGACATAGGTCTTTTTGATTTTGACGGTGTCACCGGTTGTTTCTGTCTGAAAATACATTGAACCTTCACCGCCTAAATCTGCGGTAGGCTCTTCCGTTCCTGTCAAATTGACCGTGCTATTGTCCAGAATTTCAAAATTCTCGTTGAAATCTTCTACGTTATAGGCATCTGAACCACTTGGAAGATTTAACGCAAGGTTGCTTGTCTGCTCCATCTCATAAACTCCTTTCTCTTAGTTCGTTATAAGTATAAGCCGATAATTCGTCATTTGTAAAGGCTGATAAATCCTTATAAGTGTTATAATTCTGACTTGGATTGATTCCTGCGATATTTCCAAAAATAACCCTGTTGACCGTGCCCAAGGTCAACAAGGATAAAGGCTTCGTTTTGTCGTAAACGATATGGAAATATTCAGAAAATCCGTTTCTATCCTTCAATCGAAAATGCAGGTTACTTCCGGTCAGCGTTTCTTTTGGCACTGTTGCACTTGCTTTTCCGTTGATATGCCTGCATTTTAATTCAGAATACCATTCGTTCCCCTTTAACAACTCAATCGTTGCATCTGGACTCGCCTTCTCAAATTTAATTATAATCGAATTATCGCCATTTTCAGTGGCTACCTTTGTATGTCCTGTAGGGTAAATATAAATCGTATTTTTCATTTTTTTCGTCCTCCTTTCGTTTCAAAAAGGCTTTTTCAATTTTTTTGATTTTCAAAATCTAAAAATCTCATTTTTTCATTTTCAGCAAGAAAAAGGCTCCCCTTAACATTACCCCAGCCCTCCTTTTTTAAGGCTCTAGGGGGGTGGTCCTTTGATAAATCATGAACCATTTTTCAATATACTCTTTCCACTCTTCGCCTCTTCCTTCTGCATTGTCTTTCAATCTTTGCAAGCACTCTTCTTTTGATACATCAATAAAGATTTCTTTTGCATCGAACTCCCTGCACAACCTCTCACGCTCTGAGAACTCAGGAAAGCCACCGACAAGGAAAGCGTTCAGCCACTTCCCTCGTCTGTACTTTACGATATCATACAAAGTGTTTCTAACGTCAAAAACACAAGCCTTTAGTCTGTTCGGTTTAACGTACATATCGCAACCTGATAAGCATTCCCATATTCTGTCAATATCTACAATCAAGTCGCCTTCATTCATGTTCTTTTGTACCCATGAACTCTTTCCGCTTAATGGTGAACCATAAACAAGAAAGACTTCTCGTTTCTTCTGAAGTCCTAACCTGTCATGAATTTGATTGTGAGTTTTGAAAGAAACAATCTGAATGTTTTCAGGGTTTAAAGAAATGTTGTAGTCATTTACATTTTCTTCGGTTAACTCTATCTTATGATGAAGAATAAGGTCGTAAGCTTTTACAATCGGCTTGCCTGTTATCTCATCATAGACGAAGCCATCTTCCTTTGTTCTCTCAGCAATCACGACACGTCTAAACTCTGCCCACTCTTTCGAACGATAAAAGCTAAAAAGTGTAAACATTTTTTATGATCTCCTCAAATAATTTGACGATACAAAGCCGACCTCTCCCTTGTGGACTACATACAACCAACGCACTCCACTAGCGTTGCTATAATAGCCATAATTAACAACCTTGTCGCCCTTTGGGATTACATGTAGGACCTTGTGGTTTGTTCCTGCTCCTGCTCTAAGGTTTAAAGCATTTGTCGTCTTATATGTGCCTGCAATGCTTCCATTGAATTTTTCTGCTGCACTGCTATTGTTGTTTGTGCTTGTTGTTGTTGTCGTAGTGCTTGATGCCTTTTCTCCATCTTCAAGAACAATGACTGTATGTTTTCCTTCTGCGACAAGGATATCTCCTGCCTTCAAGTATTCACTACTTGTCAAATACTTCGAACCTCTGTACACTTTGAACGCTCCTGTTGCTTCTAAGGCCTTAACCATGTTACCGGTATAAATATCTTTTGAAACCTTTACGCCTGCAGCATTTACACAAACAGAAACAAAGGCACTGCAGTCCGCTTCACAGTTGGCTTCAATCTTTGACAAATCAAAATCAACCTTTTCTGCTTCTGCATATAGCGTTGTTCTTTGGTTTTGGCTCTGGTCATAGCCAATCTTTTTGTTATTAACTCCAGCCTTGCAAGCTTTAACAATCTTATTTGCCACGCTCTTTTTGACAGGTCTTACAAGTGCAGTCCATCCGTCATTCCACCAAGTTGAAAAACAAACTTCTTTTCCTGTCTGGTCTCCTGCTTTTCCTCCTGTTGCTCTTCCATTCTCATCAATGCTTGCATGTCCGATTTTAACTGCCATTTTTTCTTGCTCCTTTCTACCAGTTCTCGCTCTCCATCTTCTCTCGTGCAATCTTCAGCTGTTCTTTCTTCATGTTGATTGTCTCCGTATCATCATTATGCCAACTTTCGTCAAGGTTTTTCAGAAGCAAGTGTAACGCCCCCGTGTCCGGTTGAGCGTACTTCTTATACTTCTCAATGGTTTTCACCTGCTTTCCGTCTACCTCTCTTATGCACGTCTTTGTTTCTTCGTAGTAAAAACCCTTGGCTTTCTTTTTCAAGCTCGTCTTTAACTCACTAACAAGTTGTTGTTTTCCTCGCTTCAAAACGTCTCTAAGTTCAGGATATTCTTTTTTATATTTCTCCCACGTAGAAACCGCTATTCCTAACTTATCTACCGCAATCTGCCTTTCGTCTAAGTCCTCATACCATTCTTGAATTTGATTGAGATACGGCTTTACGTGCGTTTCATATCTGCTTTTTCGCCCCACCTGTCAGCCCTCCTTTTTCAAATTCTATTTATTACTTTTACGCCATTTTTCATTCAAGATTTTAGGCACACAAGCACCGCCCTTTCTATAGTTCACTATATGGTATCTTTGTTCCATCTTTTATTAAGAATACATCTTCATCAGTTCCCTTAAGATTTATGTATCTTTGTATTATTACATCTACATAGTGAGGATCTAACTCACACATATAGCATTTTCTATTTAACTGTTCGCAGGCTATTAGTGTGCTACCACTACCGCCGAATACATCAAGGACAATCTCGCCCTCTCTGCTACTTGCGTGTATTGCTCTGCTACACAATGCAAGTGGTTTCGGGGTTGCGTGTCCTAACCCTTCTCTCTCTTTATTACTTGTAATAGGAAACCGCCATACATCTGTCAATCCAATATCGCCAACAGAGTCAATTGCTTTGGAATCAAAATAAGGTTTCAAGTCTGCTGTTGGATTATTGGAAACTCCTAACATTTTTCTCAAATCGTCATAAGGCTTTAAGAAGCATCCCTTGTATGCTCTTTGTAATTCTTCATAATGTTCACGACTTAATATAGAGAATTGGCTTTTAGTGAACCAATGCGAGTACATCTGCACTCCACATACCTTCTGAATATCTTTCGGTTGGATTTTTGCTTTTTCTGCTTCGCCTTGCATATAAGCCAGAATACGCTCAAATTTGGTATTAAAAAATTCAGCGTTATTGTTGTTCCAATCCCTGCCTTTCATCACGAACCAACATTTCTCTGTTTCTTTAGGATATGATAACTGCAAATCGCTTCCAATTCCAAAAGCTGCATGTTTTGCCCATGTAATATAATTGCGAATTACTATTTTGTTTTCTTTTTTCATAGGCTTTAAGATGTTGCTGTAAATATCCATCAGCGGTTCATCAATTCCCCAACAATACCAACAGCCCGTATTCTTTAACGCTCCGAATGTAAGCGGTATCCATTGACGGTTGAAGTCAAGCAAATCATCATAGTTGAGGTTGTCGTTTAGTACCCCTTCGCTTTCTTTTTTCATTCCGTATGGTGGATCCGTGAAAACAAGGTCGGCTTTTTCTCCATCCATAAGCCTATCAATGACCGCAACATCCGTGGAATCTCCACAAATAAGCCTGTGGGAATTTCCTAATAGCCACAAATCGCCCAATTTTGCCTTTGGCTCTGTTGGAGTCTCTGGTGGTTCATCTTCTTCGACTTCTCCCAACTCATCAATTTCTTTTTCAAGTTCTTCAAAACCATAGAGAGACATATCGGAATTGAGCCCTTCAAGTTCCTGCATGAGCTTTTCTTCATCCCATGTCGCAAACTCTGCCACCTTGTTATCTGCCAATCGAAAAGCCTTTATCTGCTCGTCCGTCAAATCATCCGCCTGGATGCAAGGCACCGATTTGAGCCCTAGTTTTTTTGCAGCCTTTAACCTTGTATGACCCGTCACGATTACGTTGTTTGAATCAATGACAATTGGCACTTTGAAGCCAAATGCTGAAATACTCATGGCAACCTTGTCAACTGCTTCTTCGTTATTTCTTGGGTTGTTCTCGTACGGAATCAACTCATCTATGTTTTTTTCTATGATTTCCATGTTTTCTCGTCCTCCTAACTTTTTTCTTCTTCGTGTCGTTCTAAATCATCAATCCTATGGTTTGCGACCTTCATTTGCTCTTCCAGGATATACGTTCTCTGTATAACTTGATTGTGCTTGTTAACCTTTTCTTCGAGTTGAGTAATGCGATAATTAACGAGCTTTAGTCCGCTCAGGCTTCCAACCATTGTTCCCAAAAACGAAATAGCTGCAATAATAACTGATTCTGTCATGCTCTCAAATCCTTTCTAGTCATCTTTTTTTTCAGTGTTCTTTTTGATTTCGTTCGCATAAACGCTCGCACCTGCTACAAGAATTCCTTGTGTGATTGCTGTGAAAAATCCTAAAAGCGTAACCCCTTCTGTTGCTACAACGTACAGAATTGAAAGCCCTACACCGGTACAACCTAAAATCACCGGAATGAATCGATTCTGAACGGTCTTTGATCCTTTAATCATTTCACCGATTATATACAGAACCGGAATCAAGATAAGCAATTCTGGCTTGACATAAACGCTAAAATCCATCTTTTCGCCCTCCTTTCGTTTTTTTCATTGTATCACGCACGTTATCATTTTTCTAGCACAAAAAAAGCACCCTTTCGAGTGCTTCTTCGTTCGCTTTATGTTAACACATTGTCTCCTTGAATGTTCCTGACTGCTCAAATAAGCAATATACGTTATTGATTTTCACTTTTTGTTTGCTCCTCCACATCTTCATCAATGTCCAAAGCTTGTCTGATCCATTCGTTAGGAACTCCATTTTTAATGCAATTCATTGCGATTTCTAATTTTGCTGATCTTCTCATCAAATCATATAAAGTTGAAAGCTTAATCTGCGTATTACCTTCTGAACTGAAGATGTCAAAAATATTATTTGTCATTTTATATCTCCTTTCCATTCCTAAGTCTTAGATGCCTATAAGTTGCTAAAATTTCACTTTTTAACTTGTCGAATTGTCGTTCATCAATTTCGGTTAACTCCTTGTCAGAACCTTCAAATTCTTTGGTATTTTTTAACAAGTGTATAGCCAGTTCAAGCTGACCATTGATAGTTTTTAATTTGTCCATGTTTGTTCCTCCTTATTAGTTCCATTTGCAATCATTGGAGCAAAATTACTATTTGCTATAATCTTCTCGTATGCGTATACTTTCGCTTGTAACAAGCCTAGTTGCTCGTCGTGATTGTCTAATGCAAATTGTCGTATAAGATTTTCTACCTTGTCAAATTCGCTTTGGGTAATCACGTCAAAATTTTCAGTTTTTCCAAAAATTTCGCTTTTATACGTTAACCCTTTTAGCTGTTCTAATAACTCTTCTAGCGTCATGTTTACACCTCCTTAAAATTTTTCTTACTGCCCTATTGGCTGCAGCCCTTTTCTTTGCCTGTATTCATTAAATGTGATTTTTCCATCCTCAAAATCTAAATAATCTTTGTCTACATGTAATCTTTTGCCTATTTCGATTCCTTTTTCGAGTCCATGTTTAAACCCAATATTATATGCTTTTTCTTTTTTACAGCCTCTTATGTTTAACATTTTTTTCACCTTTCTTAATCTTCGATTGTTTTCCATTTTCTTTTTTTAGCTTCTGCTGCCTTTTCCTTCTCAATCTCGTGACAATCCCTGCAAATCAGCACCGCTTTTCCTGCTCCGTCACTCAGGAAGATTGATTGTTCGCTTTCAGGGCTTTCCAGTGGTTGCCCACAACGTCCGCAGTTGATTTTTTCGTCTCTGGACATTTTGCAAACTACATTCCATTTTTTGGGTATCTCTTTTCCTTTGCTTTCGTGTTGGTATGGTTGCCACTCGTAAATTTTTGAAAGTTTCATCGCTCTCCTTTCGCTAAAAATTCAAATAGGCTTTAAAAGGCTTCTGATGCCCTTTTTACCGCCTTTATTTTTTCAGCTAACATTTTATCATTGAAAATCTTTTTCTCGCTCTTTTGTGCCTTTTCTCCTGAATTTTCGCTATTCCTATTTCCTCCGGCTCAACAGAATCTTTTCGAGGTCCTCATCATATTCTCGTTGGTCAAAGTTTGCAAAACCATTTTCTTTGATTACCGGTTTTCCCTTCCCTGCTTCCTTGTCCTTCCTTGCCCAGTTCCGAATCGTAGCATAATGGCTCTTATAGGTTTTTCCGGTGCTTGCAATATATCCAGATAAGTTATCGATTCTTTGGTCTAAGTCCGGAAATTCTACTGCCAACTTCTCAAATTCCTCATCAGTCAAAAGAACGTTGTTATATTCACCGTGTTTATGTTTAACAGGTTTGGAAGGGTGGTGAGCGTCAGCGGTCGCTTTAGCGTTTTTCTTTTTATATTTTTCTTTTTCTTTATCTTTATCTATATCTTCTTCTTCTTCTGTGGCGTTACATTGCGTTACATTGTAACGGTCTGTAACGTTACATAACGTTACACTTTGTTCATTTTTACCAATTTCTCTGGTTTCTAGTGTTTTTTGCTTTTCTCTATGCTTCGCAACTCGTTTCCTTGTTTGCTCTCTGATTCGCTCTAGTCCGTCTACATTTTGATACTTTTCCCAATTTGAAATTTTCAAAATGTCATCCACTATGTCAATCATACCAAATTCAACGAAAACTTTGAGTGCTAATTTCACCGTTGAAAGCGGTCGATTGAATTGAGTTGCCATCATTTCTTCTGTATATGGGATTTCCTGGGTAAAATAAATCAGACCTTGGTCATTTATGTTTCCTGCAAGCGTCAGGAGTTTTAACCAGATAACGATTATTGCATCTCCATCCGGCAGGCTTTCAATTTGTCTGATTTTTCTGTTTTCAAAAATATCCGTTGTGATCTTAATCCATTTTATTTCGCTCATGTCTCCACCTCGTTAGTCCTTTCGTTTGCTTTTAATTCCAATATTTATCACAATCCATGATTGCAAGTGCTTTTTCTAAGGTTTTCGCACATTCACTCACACCGTTTACAGAAATGATGAATGTTCCGAAATCATCCTTCCAAATATAGTTTCCGTTCTCATCTTCCCATCTGTTTGTTCTTGTCTGTGTAAGTGTTGTATGTCTCATATCTTTGTACCTTCCTTTCGTTTGCTTTGTTTTATTTATCTTATGTCTTTATTATAGCACGAAAATGATATATTGCAAGTGTTTTTTTTAAAAAAAAGTAAATATTTTTATTTGCAAAAAAGGCAAGCAAAAAACGCCTGCCTTCTCTTTATTCGTTGTCCTCTTCCTTTAGTTCGTCAATCAAGAAATCTTTCAAAATGCTCTGCAATTCCCATTGATTGAACTCCACCTGACCGTCAATTTTATCCAAGTTTTCAAGCCACTTTTTGAGCTTGATTTGTGCCTTTAGCATTTTGCTAAATAGATTTGTAACTTCCATCCAAGTTTTTATTTTTTCCATGTTCTTTTTTCTCCTTTCTATCTTAATCGATGTATTTCCAGTGAAATCCACCTGCCTTCTCGTATACGCCTTTCAAGGCATATGAAATCCCATTGGCAGCAGTACCCGAATCAATTCCAGCCACTGCCAAACTGTCATAGATTTTTCCGGTCTCAACGCAACGGAATTTTCTTGCCTTCTTAGTCGGCTTCTTGATTGATATATATTCATTTGCTAACCTGTAATTTTCAACCTTGCAGGAAAGACCATACTTTTTCGAAATGACTCTCCAAGGCTCTGTCCATACTCCAGGCGGAATCTTCATTGTAATTTCTGAACTTTCAGCGAATCTTTTTATCATTGTCTCTGCGTTTTCGGTTTCTCGGTCAATCTTCCTCATGATCTCTCGACCGTATCCTTCGCACACAGAAAAGAAGTCGCCTGTCAAAAAATCAACATTGATTCTTTCCTTTTCCTTCTGTCCGTAAACCTTCGCTTTCAAATACTCTTTTGAAGCGACTTCATACAGTGCACACACGAGCATCTCCGCCCCTTTGGTGCTGTTGCAGTATTTCAACATTGTTTCGCCCTTCCTTCTAGATTTCTTTGATTTTTATATGGTGAACAAAAAGCATAAGTTTTCGCTTGATCTTGTATTCTGGGGTCCTCATACCCTTAACATCCTCAACAACCTTTTCGCCCGTTTCTGTGACGATATAAACGAAATCGGCATAATATGAACATTCTCGTTCAATCAGTTTTCCTTTTTTAACACCACCACGAGAACCGATAATGTCCGGCTCTCGCTGTGCTGGTATTAAAACATATTTGACTTGTCGCTCAAGGTTTTTGATGATTCCTGCCTTTTCTAAGGCTTTAAGCTCCAGAAATCGCCTATATTCTTTTTTTGAATCAAAGGTGATTCCGTCATACTGGACCTTTTTCGCATTGTACTTTCCGTTTGTTCCGTATCTTCTCCAAGCCATATTTAACCCCTTTAATTGAATGGAAGTCCGTCATCTTCAAATTCGTCAATCGGAATTGTGATAAAATCGTTAGGATCAGAATTGTTCGTCTGCTCCTGTGGTTGTGTCTGTGTTTGCTCTGCTTGTGGTTGGAACTGTACAACTCCAGCGTTCTGTGCTGCTGCCTTTGATTCTGCGAAATTCTGTTCTTCAATCACAACGTCAGTCGTGTAGACGGTAGCTCCGTCTTTGTTTGTGTAGCTTCCAGTTTGGATTCTTCCACGAATAACAATTTTCAGACCTTTTCTGAAGTATTTTTCCGCAAACTCTGCAGACTTCCCAAACGCTATGCAATTTATAAAATCCGCCCCTGGTTCTCCATCTTTGGAGTACCGGCGGTTAACCGCAAGGGTATACCTTGCGACCGCTGTTCCTGTCTGTGAATATCTTATTTCCGGATCTCTTGTCAAGCGACCCATCAAAATCGTGCAATTCATGATTATACCTCCTTATTGAATAAAATATTTTCTACACTTTCAGTTTCTTGCTTTGGTTGTTCCTCAGCTTTGATTTCCTCGTGTTCAACCACTTCAACATTTTCAATCGTGTCCTGCTGGATGCTTACGTTCTCGGTCTGCGATAACTCTTCCTCACTATAAAGCCCTCCGAAGTCCTCAGGAAAAGCCTCACGCAAGGCTTGAACAACTGCTACTTTTCGAATCATGGTTGCAGGTTTTGACTTCCACTGACTGTTCAAGGTTCCGTCTGCCTTCTTTCCTGCATACTCGTCAAAACTGACGCTTGCGTATTCTGGCTTTTCGTAGCCTTTGATGTAGATTTTTGCCCAGCCTCCAACGATTTTTTCGTTTGAAAGCACCATGGAACCTTCTCGTTCTTCAATGCTTCCATCTTCATATTCAACGATAATTCCTGCCTGCTTTCCTGCATAGTTTGGGTTTCTTTTTGCTCTTTTGGTGAACACATCTTTTCCGGTGACGATAGTCGCTGGACTATTTCCGAACTTGATCAAGTAGGCTTCCTTCAAAAATGGATTAAGTTTTTGATACTTGCAAAGGCTCATAAACATAACGACTTCTTGGTCTGTCACTTGTCCGTTTCCGCTTACTAGATACTGTCTTATTGTTGTAGGTGATAACTTCACCTTTTCTCCGTTGCTCTCATACTCAACAACGCTCGTGTTCTGCTTCTTCTGAATTGAATTGTTTACCATGTTTTTTGTCCTCCTATTTTTTATAATGGTCTGATGTTGATGTCTAATTCTTTCAAGGCTTTCATCATTTGTCTTGCCTTTTCAACTGTAACAAATGCCTGAAAAGATACCCATTTGCCTTCTGGCTCTGGCTCTTGGCAGTGACGCTCTTCAACTTCTGTTGTTGGTTCGGACTTTTTCAGCTCTTCGGCTCTTGCGTTTTCTTGTTCTTTTTTTCTCTCGGCTTCTTCGGCTGCTGCCTTTGCTCTTGCTTCTGCTTCTGCCTTCAATCGTTCCTGTTCTTCTTTTCTCTTTTGGATTTCTGCAAGCCTCTTGCCCTCATTTACAGCCCTATTTATATCAAGGGTAGATTTATACACCTCTGTGGCTTCAAAGCCGAATTCAGGCAGATTTGAAAGCGTAGCAAGGTCATTGTTGATTTGTTCAAGCCTGCTTTCGATTTCTTCCTTGACAGATTTCATGGAAAAAGTTGCATTGAGCCATTTTGAATTGTAAATGACTCCAAGTGTTAACCAGTCAGGCTTTGTCATGTCCTCAAATAATTGTTCGATTGCAAGTGCCTTTTCCTGCTTCTTCTGCTCCTCGGCTTCCTTCACCTGCTTATCAATGATTGCAATCGGCTTGTCAATAATTTGTATAATTTCATTGATTTCTGACTTGAACTCATTAAAAGGCTTCATGTACTCTTTTTCACGTCTGATTCTTTCATCGTTTAAGGCTTTTTTTACCTTGTTCAAGGTGGCTTTGTCGGCTTTTGCCTGCTTGATGTCTTGATCAGTGTAAACAAGGTTAGTATATTTTTCTACTTTTTCAGCGATTTCCTTTTTTAATTCATCATAGTTAAATTCAATCTTTGATGGTATCGTGATATCTTTAACTCTTAATTCCATTTTTTTGCCTCCTTTGTTTCAATGAAAAATAGGTGATGGTCTTTGTCAAATAATAAAGGATATTCGCCCTGTCTATCTTTTACCCATTTTGCCAAATTGTCATCTTTGATTCTTGTGAACTGATTCGTTGCTTTTGTGCTTTTGGTAAGTTTAAAACCTAACTCTTTTGTTTCACTTTTAAAATATAGCCTTGTTCCTTCGATTGCAACTACAACAAACCCTGTATCGCTTATCGCTTTTGCACAGTTGTTTCTGAATGCAAATTGAACGTAATTTCCTTTGTTTCTAGCAGTCAAAACCTTAATACTAATGTCAAGGTCATTTGTGCCGGTCCTCGTTCTTTTCTTGGTTATAAAATTCAATTCCATGTTTTTTTCTCCTTTTCTTTAAATTTCCGGCAGAATCAACGGTGGTTCTTGCCTGCTTTCTACATACCTCCAGAACTCTCGTTCTTTTTCTTCCAGGTATTCGATTTCGCCTTCCACGTCCTCACGCTCCACCCTGTATTCGTTCATTTGAGCGTTAAATGTACCATAAGGGTATCGAATATAGGCTCGCAAGATTGCAAAATCTGCTTCTAAAACCATCATATAGTGCAGGATTTGGCAGTAATAGTTGTTTGGAACTCTTCCTCGCCATTTTTCGCTTTGACTGCTTCTTGAAATAGTGCTTGTCTTGATTTCAAGAATCCCTTTTCGCCCTTTCTCATCTTCAAGCCAGCCATCAAGACTGGCATGAGCAAAAGGAAATCTGTCGTTCCTGAAAAGGTTGTTTTCTTCATAGAAAACCTTCATTTCTGGATGATCATATTCGAACAATTTCCGAATCAGCGGTTCTGCTTGATTTCCAAAAACAATCGCAGGATTGTCGCTGATTTCTTCTTGCTTTTTCTGCCCTGTCTTTTCGAGCCACAAGTCAACGTTATTTTTCCAAGGGTTCTCGCCTATGATTGCAGCCGAATCACTTCCACCGATTCCTTTTCGCTCTTTCAACCAATCATCCCTCGTGTTTAATATCTTTTTACTTATCATTTTTTGGTAACTCCCCGAAGATTTTTTTTGCTTCTTCGTTCGTTAAATTGTAGTAGTTTATCAATTCTAAAATTTCACGCTTCTTGAATTTTGCCTGACCTCTTAGCTTATGAACTGCTGTCGGCTTTGAAATATTCAATATTCTTCCTAAATCTTTTACGAAAAACTGTGTCCCATATTCTGCCATTTTTGCTTTTAACAAATTCAAATTTGTTTCCATCTTCTCACCTCCTTTCTGAATTTTATTTGTACTTTCCGTTTGTACCGCCCTACATCCACCCAAACCGACCAACCAACCACTTTTTTTTTATATTCCGTTTCCTCGTCCGTCCAGCTCATGCCCTTGAATCAGGTCGTTGTAAATTTCTCTGATTCTCGTTTTTGAAGCGTGGATGTATGTTACATTCTCTTTTCGTCCGCCTTCGTGATATTTTTCTCTTAACTGATTTCCGAAATCATCGTAGGCTCCTCTGTTGCTTGCTTCGACCGAATGGTTGGAAACCCTGTATTCTCTTTCACTTATTGTAAAATAATAGCTGTCCATGCTTTTTGAATAACCTATATCGTTTTTATTGCAAAACTCTCTGATCTCCTCCATCTCTTTTGCAAACTCTCTGGCAGCAGTTTTGCTTGGCTTCCATCTTCTTCCGTATCCCATCTCGTCCTCACTTTCTACCCTCGTAACCTCCGGGGTGGGTTGTTTTTAATAATTTACAACCGGTCTAATCAGTTCATATTCAACTTCTACTTTTGCCATAACCTCTGCAAGCTCTTTGTCGATTCCCTCGTTTACTAAATCCTTAATTTTTGCCTTGATTGCATCTCTTTCTGCTTTTGTCATATCTTTGTCCTCCGTTTGTTTATTGCTTTCCTTTAACTGTCTTTAGTATACTACCAAAGAGTTACAAAGTCAAGCACTTTTTAACTTTTTTTAAAAAAAAATAAGGCTTTTGCCCTATCTTTTTTCAACCTGCTTATCTGTAAAGAAAAACGCTTTCGTCATTACCATTATTGTCTTTTCTTCTCCTGTTTCTTTATCTTTTTTCTTTGTTTGCTTCCAGATCATTGTCGTTAGCTTTGCGTGTTCTCCTTTTTTTACACTGTAGCCTTTATCCTTCCAGATTTTAAAGGTGTGCAATGGCAATTCACCCTGCGTTTCAAGGAATTTGTCAACCTCTTCCTTTGTATAAATTTCTGCTGCGATTGCGTCTCTTAAAATGATTTCAAAATTTGTCATGTTTTTGTCCTCCTTGTTTTTTTGCTTGTGTTCTTTAACTGTCTTTATTATACTATGAGAATGTTATAATTGCAAGTATTTTTTTACTTTTTTTTAGATTTTTTCAAAAACTTGTTTATCTTCTGAAATTGTGATATAAAGGAATTGCAATCTTTGATTGCCTTTCGTGTTTTTTTGTCTTGTACGTGGGGAAGCGGTTCTTTTGAACCGCTTTTCTCATCTTTACAAATTGCTATCACAATGATATAATCAAAAGAAAAACATGAAAGTGAGGTAAAAAAGCTATGACGAATTTCAAAAAAGTACGAGAAAGCAAAGGGTTTTCGCAAGGCAAGCTTTCAAAGGCTTCTGGAGTAAAGGTTCGAACCATCCAGGCGTTTGACCAAATACCCGGAAAAATCGACAAGTCATCTTTTCAAATTATTGCCAAACTTGCAACGACTTTGAATTGCAAACCGGAAGAACTTTTCGATTCTAAAGAGTGCATTGAACTTTCAAAAAAAATGTTCCAAAACACTTGAAAAAGTCCTTTGATTTTTCTATAATAAAAATGCATATGATGTCTCCAACATTGGTTGCGTACTCGAATAATACCCAAAAAAAAGAGCGGAAAAACCGCTCTTTTTTTTAATACCATTTTTCTTGTTCTTTCTTATAAAGATTTTAGACCTAAAATGCAATAGTCCTTTGAAAGTCCTAAAGTTCCGTCACCGTATAAAATATACTTGACTTTTCTTTTTACTTCTCTTCCTGTATATGTTCCGTTTTCATATTCTTTCAACAAAAGAATATCTCCGACTTTAAAATTTCGGTCGTTAAATCTTAGTTCAAATTTTTTCCTTCCTGCTGCCACGTCTGTAAAGTATTTAGGCAATATCTTCAATTCATGTACCATTTTTTGCTCCTTTCTCTTACTTCGTGCTGAAATAGTGATCTCCATACTGAAAAGCTGGAGTTCCGTATTCTGAAAAACTCTCAGTTTTAAAAAAGATAATATCCTTGTTCTGACGCTCCAGCATCAATTCCGCTATGATTGCTTGCTTGCTTTCCTCGTCTAGATCATAGCAATAAATCGCACCGGTTGAAACACAAGAAAACTGATTTTTTTGGAGTAAAACCTCTCCCAAGGTGTCCGGAAATTGTTCACTCGCAAGTCTATTCAGAATCACGTCTGCCACTAACTGCTTACCAAAAAAGCCTTGGTTTCCTGCTTCTGCGAATACAACTCTTTGAAAGAGTTCAAATTCTGCTGCCGAAAATCCATACATTTGAGCAATGCTTTCCGGCTCTGTTTTTGGTTCTTCCGTTTTGGCGGCTTCTAAGGCTGTTTTTACCGTGGTTTCTTTTTCGGTGGTTACTTCTTCCACCTCTTTTGTAAAGGTCTGTTTTTGTGGGGATTCCGTGGCAATTTCAACCGTTTTTATTGTTTCGACCTTCTGCTCTGACTTCATTTCTTTGATTTGTTTAATTTCTACCGCTGCAGCGAATAATGCAATCGCAAGAATAATCAGGATTATTTTTTTGTCGCTCATTCTGCCCCTCCTTTATCTGTTTATGATTTCTTCCAGCTCTTCACGCTTATTATGTAACATAAATTCAATTATCTTTCTTTCAACTGTTCCACCCAAAAATTTATAAATACCATTGATAAGAATTGTTCTTGTTGCTGTCCATTCTTCAACCGCTATATATAACGCTTTTTCTGTCTCTTCATTTGGGTTCTTGTCGTATTCCTGCTCCATCAAGTCCAAAAGAACGTCCGCACCCTCGAACGCTTCAAAATACTTTTCGAGTTTTTCTCTTGTTACCATTTCTTTCCTTTCTGCCCTCGTAGCCTCCGGGGCGGGATAAGTATTAAAGTGTTGTTTCGATAAACTCAACTGCTGCCTTTATTGTTTTAAAGGTGTGAAACTCCTTGAAGCCCTTGCCTTCTCTTACGTTTACATGATAAGCACCTTTCGAGCCTTTCATTCTTAAAATATCATATCCTTTTACTGTTTTAACTGTTTCGTACATATCTTTGTCCTCCTTTTTTAATAGGGTATATCAACTTGAGTGTGTTTAGAGGAAAATCCTAAAAGCACTTTAGTATAGCAGAGTGGTGTGTTTAGTACTTTCCAATAAACGATATTTAGTTTGCTTTTGTAGCTTTGTATTCCTCAAAGGTTGCACAGCTCCAAAAGATAAATCTGTTGTTTACCCAACGTTGTAACTTCCTAAGTTCATGACCTTTAGGAAGATGTTCCTTGTCATAAAGCATTATATAAGGTGCATAGCCATTATCTCTAAGCCACCCTATGCGGTATAAATCCTGTTCAAGTACCTCACGTTCATGATATCCGCATAGTACATAGACTTGCAGATTATGAGGATGGATTTTACTTGATTTCCTAAACTCTAAGAATCTTGGTTGAACAAGGTCTTTATCCTCGTATCTATCCCAAGCAAAGTGGATAGAATCAATCTTGATCTGAGATAACATATCTGCTTTTTCAGCAGTCATCATTCTTATATCAAGACCTTGGTTAAAGTCCACACGAGCCTTGCTATCAATGAGCTGTTGGAGTAAATCTTTCCAATCAGGACAAGCAAGAATGTTAGGATCGCAAAGTACAATGTGCTTTTGTCCGTTCCAAAACTCAGATAAATCAGCAACCTTATGTGAGCATTGACCTTCCTTTGGTGCTACATGGCAGAAGCTACAACCTCTTGGACACCCACGAGTAAGGAAACCATAAGCGGTATCTTCACACTCAGGATAAATACTGTAATCAGGATATATATGTTCAATTTCATCAGATAAGGGAACGTCTTTAGACTTGTCGTAGACTTCCTTACCGTTAACAAGTGAAATGGCATATCCTGTACCACCTTTAAAGATTTTGTCTGCATCAATACAATATTCATAATCTGCTGTGAAGCTAAACACCTTACTCATGTAGACAATATCCATGTGACCACTAAACATAGGCTGATACCATTCAACGGAATCGCCTTTAGCCTTATGGTATGCGGAAAGCTTCATTAAAGGGAGATTAGGATAATTGTGACCATCCACATCAATTAGACCTATTCTCATTATCTTTGTCCTCCTTTTTTGTTTGCTCTTCTTTAACTGTCTTTATTATACTATTGAAAAAGTATATTGTCAATAGTTTTTTTACTTTTTTTAAAGTTTTTATCTTTTCAAAAAAAGAAAAGGGCTTCTGCCCTTTCCTGATTCTACCAAAATCTTGACCAGTAGGTCTGTGTCGTGTAATCTTCCCAATAGTCCTCTTCCTGATCATGCTCGTATGCTTCGATTTCTGCTCTTTCTTCGTCTGAAAGAATATACTCGTTTTCAAAACATTCAACGTCTATAGTGTACTTGTTTCCATCTCTATCTTCGAAAATCAGGTGTGCAACTCTGTTTCCATCCTCTTGAACTTCCTCGCATAAATAAAGCGAATGTTTTTTTTCAAGATAATCTTCGATTTTTTCAATTGCATAATCCATACAAAACCATCTGACGCTTTCTCCATACAAAGAACAATATTCGCTTGTAATCGGATTTTTGAAAATGTATTCAACATTTATTATTCTCTTATCTTCCGTATCAAAATAAATTGTTTTCATGTTTTTGTCCTTTCTTACGGTTTAACCTCCCACCGAAAAGGTCCTGATTTTTTTCTTTAGTCTTCGCTTTCTGTGATTTCAAATTTTATTGCTTTTGTATATGGCATATGTAGTTTTTTTGCTCTCTCTTCATTCTCTAAAGCTCTAAGTCTAAATGGTAGTAATTCAAGTTTGCTCTTTTTTTCATACTCGTATGTTCTTCCATCTTCCATTGTAATTGTTAACTTATACCACATGTTTTGTCCTCC